GTTTTTCCTGTAACAGGAGGTGTATCTCCACCAAAAGCTAATGCTTCTGTTTGAGTTCCTGATGCGGCTAATCTTGCTCTAGCTGTATTTAAACTTCCACCTGTAGCCCAAGCTCCGACTGCTGCACCTGCACCTGTCCATTCTTCTGTTACTGCAGTTTCTCCACTAGGCACTCCTGTTCTTCCAGCAGCTATAAAAGCGGCTGGTGTTGTTCCTGCAGAACCAGCAGCATCTCTATCTGTACTAAGGTCATTTGTTTCTGCCCAACTTGAGCCATTCCAAATTTCTGTGTTTGCTAAACTAGCTCCACTTGGTGGGTTAGTATCTCCACCAATAGCTAAAGCTGCTGTATATGTCCCAGCACCATTTACACCATATCTTGAGGTATTTAAATCTGCAACTTCAGTCCAGTTTGTTCCATTCCATTGTTCTGCTTTATTAGTCATAGGAGGAGTCCCACCAAAAGCGAGTGCTGCTGTTTGTATTCCAGCTCCACCCAGGCTTCCTCTCCCAGTATTTAAATTGTTTACTTCTGTCCAATTAGTTCCGTTCCATAATTCTGTTTCTGTTCCAGGTACAGCAGGATCTGCCGATCCACCAAAAAATAAAGCAGAAGTATTATCAGCACCAGCACCATATCCAGATGCTCTTGTAGTAGTTAAATTGTTTACTTCAGTCCAATTACTTCCGTTCCATAATTCTGTATTATTATAGGATGTAGGGTTTGCAGCATTTCCTCCATAAACTAGTGAAGAAGTTTGAGTTCCATTACCAGCTACGGATTGTCTTACTTGTGTCATGTCATTTACTTCAGTCCAATTAGTTCCATCAAATGATTCTGTTTTTCCTACCATAGTACTAGGAGGTCCGCTTCCACCAAAAATTAATCCTGCTGTTGTAGTTCCAGAACCTGCTAAAAACCTTCTTGCTGAGTTAACATTATTACCAGTTCTCCATGAACCAGATGTAGTTACAGTAGGGTATTGATATTTCCATGCATAGTTTGAACTATCATACCATAGCTCACCTTCCACGGCGCCTGGATTATTACCAGCGTAGTTAGTAACCGCTGTACCAACTTCTTCTTTATAAGTTGCCATGATTATTTACTCTTCAGTAACCAGCCCTGAGTTCCGTCTGTGTAGACTAAAGTGTTTGCGGCTCTTTCAACTGAAACTGTAAGATCTGCTGCCGCTCCATTAATTTTTTCACTATTTCTTCCAATAGTTAGAGCGTAAGTGTCAAAAGTACCTGCATAGTCTATAAACGAAACTTCGTCGCCGATTGTTGGTGATGAAGGGAGAGTTAAAGTAAACGATCCACTTGTTGTATTACAAAATACACCTTCACCAGCTGACGCTGTATAGTTTCCTGTTTTAACTGCTTGCCATGAGGTTCCACCTGCTTCTAGTTCTTCCCAAGACAATACTCCACCTGTTGTTGATTTTAAAACGTAACCGTTTCCTCCAGCTACCGCTGCGGGCCATGTTAAAGTATAAGACCCACTAACTGTTGCAGCCGACTTCTGACCTATGTATGCACTATCATCACTATCTGCTAATCTTAGCTCTTTCTGAGAATTAATTATTAAACCTGTTCCTGCTGTCCAGACTAAATCTGCGTCACCACCAAAGGAACCTGAATCATTAAATTGTACTTGTGTATCTGAACCACCTGGTAAACCACCTACAGTAACTTCTGCAATATCTGGGTTTGTACCATCATTAGCGGTTGCGTAAATAATTTTCCAACCTTTATCTGTTGTTGCCCAAGTAACAGAATCACCTGATCCTGAAGCATATTTAAATTGAACTGTGTAACTACCACTTGTGCTGTTTTTTATAAAATAAAAATTTTCTACATCAATTGGAATAGTTACAATTTTATTTCCTGAAATTGTTTGTGGAGATTCTGCCCCTAAAACTATGACCCTTGTAGATAAAGTAGCTCCTGTAGAACCATCTGATACTGCTAAAGCAGTAGTATTTGCTCCAGCTCCTGCCGCATTTAAAGTTTGTACTTGATAGCCACCAGAAATCTGTTCAAAGATATTTAAATTAGTATTTGTTTTTGTTCCCCATGTACCGGCGTTTTCACCAGTTGCCATTAGTTCAACACCTAGAGGTGTATAAGTTGAAGCCATAATTTTTTTCTCCTAAGCCACGTGCGTTACGTCTGTATACGATGTATTTCCTGTTACGTCAACATCGGAATAACTTGCACTATTTGTTTTATTAACATCACTATAACTTGTATTTCCAGTAATATCAACATCTCCATATCCTAATGGAGCAACATTTCCTACACTAGAAATTGCTTCTACTCCAGTTAATCCCATAACATCTGCTGGTGAAATTATACCTGTTCCAGAGGTTGCAGAAACACCTGTTAAAGGAACTCCTATTCCAACTATAATTGATCCTACAGAAGAACTAGCTCCTACACCAGTTAAATTAAATATTTGTTCATCGTTTGTTGTTAAATCACCTACGGAAGTAGTTGCATCAACTCCAGTTAAATCAACACCTATTCCTACAGTTATAGAACCAACTGCAGTTGTTCCAACTAAAGTTGTTAAACCTTGAGTATGGTCTGCACCATTATTTAAATCTAATTGACCTTCTGAAGCTGTGGCTGACACACCTGTAATTAATTGTGGTATATCTAATTGAGTTGGACAAGAAGCTGTAGCTAACACACCTGTTAATGGTACACCTATTCCAACTATAATTGATCCAACACTTGAAGTTGCTCCAACACCAATTAAATTTTCTATACCTTCTTCGACACTTCCCCAACCATTTTCACCCCAATCGAGAGTTCCCCAACCAGGTCTTAACTCTACTGTAATTGATCCTATTGATGTTGTTGCTTGTTGTCCTGAAAGAGTTACACCTGGTGCTTCACCCCATTCTTGAGTTCCCCAACCAAGACGTCCCCAACCTTCAATAACTATATTTGTATCACCCCAATCAGCTTGTCCAAAATAAGAACGACCCCAACCATCTGTGTTTGCTTGACCACCCATTCCACTATGGTTAGTACAATAATAATATAAAGTTGATGGTGCACCATTTTGAACATCTATTTGAGTATATGCACCTGCTTGACCAGGAGTTCCAACTGCAGTTACACCAACAGTGTAAGGAGTTGAGTTTCCACTATCACTTGAAAATCTTAAAGGGTGGTTATCATTAGAACTATCTGATTGATCAAACTTATAAGTAAGACCAGCACCAATCATTAAGGTATCTTGTAAAACACCATCTATATAATATTTATTACCAGAGCCGGGGTTGGATACCGTTACTGTAAATGTCTGGGCTATAGACATAAGGATTTTCTCCTTATGCTATTCTTACGATAGCTGTTGATGCTGCTGCTGCAGGAAATTGAATTGTAAAAGTTCCGCTAGATACAGTTTTGTCTCCACCGAATGCTACTACACAAACTGCTTTGTCTGATTGTGTATCATTATATATTAAACATCCGTTTGCTGTAAAAGATGCGGAAGTAAAACTAATATCTGCAAAATCACATACTGCTGTTGAACCATCTAAAACAGGAGTAACACTTGTAAGTGCTTTTCCGCCAGCTGTGTAAGCTGAACCAGATGCGTTTGTAATTTCATTTGATGAACTGTAAGCTGTTGTACCTGCACCTAAAGATGCTGAACTTGTGTACAAAGCTAATTTAAAAGAGTTTCCAGATGATGCAGTAAAGTTGTGAGTACCAACTAAAATTTCTTGTTTAAAGCTGTTACAAACTGCTGATGATATTGCCATAATTTTTTACTCCTTGTTATGGAGACGGAGATTTGACCTGTATTCTAACAGTGCCGTCAGTGTAGTCATCTCTTCTTCGTCTTCCAAGCTGCATTCCTGCAAACTGTTGTATTGCATTTTTATATCTATTTTCGTAGTAAGTCAACATATCAGTCGGTCCTTTTAAAAACCCATAAGCTTCGACTAAACATGCATATAATAGACCTTGTGGAAAATATGTACTTAAATATGTGTTGTTATTAAAACCAGTACCAGATCCAAGACCATTTGGCATTTTGTTATAATATATTCTAAATTTGTAATTAGCATCAGGTGTAGGAGCTAGATACATACCGCCAGATGAAGTATCAGTAGTATTATCCGCACCACCAAACATTGCATAATATTTAGGAAAACCTGTTACATCTTGGGCTGTTCGGTCGCCTTCTGGTCCTGTTAATCTATCTGTATATTCTGATAAATATGTTTGATCTTTTTTTTCTAACCATGTTCCATTACCTTGTGTGTTAGCAGTAGAATTAAATACTTCAACACCTCTTATAAATAAAGCTCCAGCTGGTGAATTAATTGTATTGTCATCAGCAGCTAATGTACCTTCTTGAACAAATCTTTGAGAATCCATAGGAAGCTCTTGATATATTCTAAATTCAGCTCCCATTATAAATTCATCAATGATTGCTTGTGTAAAAACACTATCATCTACTTCAGTATAACTTCTTATTGCTGCAGTTAATGTGCTGTAATCGTATTTTTTAACTCCTGACATAATTAACCTCTATCATTAATCGGTCCCACTGTACACTGTAAAC